TCATCTAGTACCATTAGGTCTGCACGGCTACCAGTCAACTGACCAGTAATACCTACAGACTTAACGCTAGGTGCTTGGTGAGGGGCTGCTGGCCCCACATCAAACGATATACGTGACCATCTTTGGTCGTCGTTTTTGGGTTTTAGGTGTGCCAACCAAGGCACCTCTAGGATTAGTCTTTGACAGAAGATTGAGAATGAGTCTGCTCTATCCTTAGAAGCAGAGACGACCATAACTTTTCTATCAGGGTCAATGAATAAAGTCCAAAGAACAAATGCAGCAGTAATCCAAGACTTACCCACACCCCTAAACGCTTGTATCTGGAGTCTTTTTGGGCCATGTTGTAAATATTCAGCAATACATAGTTGTGCTCTCGTAGGAGCTGGTAGGTTTAAGTGTGTCCATATAGCAGTCAAAAAGAACCTAAAGTCATCTTTTAACTGAGATTCAATGTCAATCATGGGCCTACTGTCCTTGAAGCATCTCTAGGGTTACGTCCGTCATCAAATGGGTTGTATAAAAACTCATCAAAGTAAGCCTCATTATCCATAATAGCACGTTCTTTCATACGACGTAATTTAAGTATAGCTCCCTGTTCAGGTGTTGGGCCATAAACGAAACGACCTATAGCATCTTTTAGTTTAGTAGGATCACCGCTATCTAATGCAGGACGTAAGTAAGTTTGATTACTTGGGTCTTCAAATACATTTATACCAGCATTAAAACCAAAAGACAATACCCCTAACTTTACGTTTAAAGGTAGATTTCTATAGTTTTCATATCTTTCAGAAAATGTATTGTGAAGCTCAGTAACTTTGTATCTTAACATAGGTTCTGCCTCTTCTCTTGTTATTGTTTCCCCGTCTGTTACTCTAGTTTTATTATCATTCTTAAACTCAAACCCATATCCATATGTTGATTTACCACCTTTTATACCTTTAGGTGTTCTAGCAACAGGTTCAAAACCTTCTACTTGTTTTAAAAATTCAACGGTTTGGTCAATGAGTACCTCTGCAGGAGTTGTCATAGTGTTTATACCATAAATAGTTTAAAGGCCCCTTGTAGGGCCTTCTAGGTGCCTTAGAGGATCATCTGATCCACTGTAGTATTAAGTTTTCTCGAATAGGGTTTGGGGGAAAGTTATCCCTAAACCATTCTAGCCAGTCATGGCTTCCTTTGTTTTGATTACACTTGACGCAGGCTGGTACGCAGTTCCTAGACATGTGACTACCGCCAGCACATCTGGGGCGTACATGGTCAATGGTAAGATCATGTTCGCAATGTTTTGTTCCACAATAGATACATTCATAATTGTTTGCCTCCTTGATAGCGTGTCTCCACATACGTTTTGCTTCGGATGAGGTCATGGCTATTAAGTTTTGTGTGTAATGTTTATAACTAGGAAGTACTGGTGTCATTTTTTACCACGGTTTCTTGCTCTGTTTTTAGATGGGTCTTCACGAACTAATCTTCCTGACTTAGTGTGTGAAAAATCCTTTCCGCCCTTACCTTCCGCCCCTGCCTTTCGTCTTGCTCGTTTGAGCTCAACTCTATACGCAATCGCTGACTTAGTCTTGTTACGTTGTCTTTGGGCGGCATTTTTTTTGGCCCGTGATTCGGGGTTGTCCCTGTAGTTTCTGGCACTTTTTTTAAGTTTGTTACGTGGTAGTTTTTTAGGAGCCATTTTTAATTATCGCATTTTGTACAGTGTCAAAATCGACAGTCGGCATAATGTCTGCTAACTGAGACAAGGGTGACGTATCAAACGCCACACCTGTAATGTCGTTTTTGTATAACCAGTCAGCGGCAACTTTAAGGTCAGCTGTAGTAGCCTCGCCACTACGTACCCTTGCAGTAAGCTCTTGGGTTATTAGTTTATGTAGTTCATTAAACTCATCCTCGCCAGCTCTGCGGGGTATGCGTTTTACATCACTCACTTATAACCACCTTTGGAGGAAATAGACCACGTTTGATAAACTCTACAGCCTTATCATCTAGGTCGTTGTCACTTTCTTTAGCTAATCTTTCTAACAAATCAACTACAAATAACTTAAATTTCTCACTTTTTAAAAAAGTTAAAACGATTGGTTTTAGTAGTGCTAGCATCTTCTTTTGGTAATAATGATTGTATTGGTACTATGTCTTGGCACATGTGATAAACACGTGTTCCTGGGCGGATAGTAAAGCCCCTTTGCTGCAATTCTGCACATTTCAGTGCACGTACAAGCTCAAAGTCTAATTGCATCTTTTCTTCCTGACGTTTAGCTATGCGTCTACATTGTTCTAGACCACGCTTGTCAAGAGGTATCATAAAGTTAACTTGAAAGCCCCAGTTTTCACTAATTACGTACCCTTCGGGGTCGTATGGTGAGGTATCATTACCCATATAAAAGGGGCTAAAAGTCATTGTTGACCCGTTACAGGATATGCTAGGGCCGTATTGCTGTCTAGACGGTGCACCATTGTTCTGAAATTGCACTGCCTGATTGGTGACATTTCCCGTAGCTGCGGCCACAGGGTTAGAAGTGTTGTTTGTCTCACCTTCAGCGTATGCTGGAGTTACTGTGAGAATACAGAGAGCGAGGTAGTAGTAGAGTTTATGGTATAGTTTGTTGTTGTATCCCATTGCTCTACTAGCCCTGCGGCTCTTGAGGTTGTTTCTAGTGTCCAAGGTAACGATGTATCAGTAACTGTGAATGTTGTACCACTCCCAGATATATCTGCAGACGGTGTTACGTTAGATCCAGACCAAGTGTTCGTGGCCGCCCCAAAAACTTGCTTTTGCGTCACTTCTGTTATAGTCTGAGTGGTGGTTGTAGTAGCGTTCATACTACCTTGTGTAAACTGCGGTGTCACGGTGTTTGCACTAGCAGCTGCTGGTATCAACAATGCTAGTAGTAGAAATTTTTTCATTTGATTATTTTTTGACATTCAGAGCATTTTAACTCTCCTTTGCCATTACCGTTTTTTCCGTTTGATGTAGACAAACCAAAACTAGCAATACCGCCCGCAAAAATCGAAGCTACGAAAGTTATATCCGCAGCACTTGACGATTTCTTAAGCATTGGTACATCTACATAGTTTAATGTTATTATAAATCCGCTCCACACTACAACGCCTAGTCTTACTATTGTAGACACAATTTCCATGCGTTCTTCGTGTGTATCACATCCATCCATTAAACCTTTTTTCTTTTTTTCTTCCATTTGTCAATCTTACCTTGTAAGAATTTTTGAACACGTTTTTTTATAAGATCAAAAAAAGGTTGAGCCAGTGTTGTGGTAGCCACAGCTGCCACCGCTGTAGTTACAGCCGTAACCATAACTTCAGGCGATGGGACTGGCATTTGGACATCTATAATAGGTATGTCTAGTTTTCTTTGCTCTGGTTGTTCTTTTTTGGTTTCCGCTGATTGAGTTCCCTCTGGTCTGCGAAGATCGCTCGGAGGTACAATAAGCGGCTTGTAAGATGGTACATCAGCTGTTGGTAAAGGTATGGATATAGTTTGTATAGTTTCTACTCTTGGGATTGAGATGCTTGGAATGTTGTCCATGCGTCTTTTATCTCCTGTGTCCAGACAGCGTTGCATACAGCCGTAACTTCAGCAGGCTGACCATCTAAGTTTGAGTCTGGATGTAATACATATCTTTCAAAAGATCTTGTAAGTTCTTTGCCATCTTTTTTGATGACTGTTGCTTTACGTACGTTTACGTTTTTGTATTGTCCAACAACTTCTATCTTGTCGTATTCGATTGACTCTGTAAGTGCCATTAGGATTAATCTCCGATTAAAACAGGTTTAAGCGTATCAGTTTATAGACATAACGAATGGTCTAAGTAGCGGTTATATAAGTCATTTGTACGCTTAATTCATTTGGTTGTGCAGTTGCACCATCTCTATCTCTAATATTTAAATTTGTTGAATTATTAGAAATATATGCCATAAATGCTAAATCTGCTCCATGTGACCATAATGGAGCCATGTTATAATTACCATCACCAACAAAAGGAAGATTAGTAATTTGCCAAGTGGGTGAGAAAGTTCCACTTTGACCATACAAATAACCAGTAATATGAACTATTCTTCCTATTTTTG